TCCTTTATTCCAAGATATTATACCCTGTTGCATCCATTTAGGCAAATTCTCATATGCAGTTTGCAATCTACCTAATAAATCACGGGCAGTTGCTGCTTTGTTTGCAAGGATACCAATGTTTGTACTATCATTGAAAACAGCATAATGTAAAAGATATGATACAGATGTAGTAGATTTACCCGTCTGCCGAGGCATCTTACATATGTTGAAACGGTTTTCATGAAAGTTTTTAATTAATTTTTCTTGAAAGTCATATGGATGAAACTGAGTCAATCCTTCATCAAGAGAAACAATCTTAATATAATTTTTTGCAAAGTAAACAGGGTCATTCTTACACTTGATAAATTCAATGACCTGCTCCTCTGTAAATTCGTGAGGAGTATTTGCTTTTTTTAAATTTGGATTACCAAGATATACATTATCAACCATAACTTATCAGCAGTTCCAACGACGACGTGCCTGTCTTAATCTACTATTTGGATCTTTTGCTGCCTTTGGAAACTTCTTCATTTGACCTGCACTTCTTGCACAATAACTCTTTCTACGATTCGCATCCTTCGAACCTTTCTTTAATTTAGATGGTTCTGTAGTCACTGCAGTCTTTAATTTAGAACCAGGATTTCTACGACGATATGCTTCGACACCCTTTTGTGTCATACCAGCACCACTCTTAGTTGGTCTTTTGTGCCCAGACTTGACACTCATACCTTTCATATCATCTTCACTCAATTCACTTCTCCAATCAGAAGGATTTAGTGGTTCTGGTTTAATAATATCTACTGTCTCGATTTCAGTAAATTTAATATTATCCTTTTTCCAATCTTGAACAAGTAATTCACTTTCTTCTTTCTTCATCTTTTTAGCAACGGCATCCTGCTCTTTTTTTCTGAGCATTGCTTCTTTCTTTGCCTTGTCCATCATGGTAGATGTGCTAACACCAACTTCTTCTTTCACACCACGTTTTGCTTTGTGTTCCTCTCTTCTTTTAGCAATTAGTTCACCTCTTGTAGCATCCTTTGTGATCTTCTTTCCAGTCATAATATCAGGCATTTCACCAGGTGTTCCAAACTTTCTTTTATTTCTAATTGTTGCTTTACCATAAGTTGAAGCACCTGCTTCATACTTTGCCTCTGGTATAACACCCTCTTTTGTCACACCCGCCTTTGCTCTTTCTTTTTCAGCAACACTTTTAATCACCATCTTTAACTTATTCTTTAGGGAATAAGGATTCTCTTTTTTCTTTTCTTTTCCAAATGCTGCCATTTGACCTGATGGTTTACCTGATCCTCTAGTGATTCCATATGCCATTCCCTCAGAAGTATCTGTAGTATGTTGCTTATCTGGTTCGTTCTTTGCTAAATTTTTCTTTTTCTGTTTATCTGATATCTTTGGTCCACCCATCGGGTCACCATACTCATCTCTTTCAACTTGCTCCTTTTTTACGCAGTTTGGATACCTCTTACCAAACATTGTCTTCATACCTTTCTTTTCATATCCCTTCCAACATTTTTCTGAGAACTGTTGGAATGAAATACCAGATGGTTCAAACTCTTCTTTCTTAGTACTATTACCCCAGTTTGCAGCACCGACTTTACGACATTTAACTAATGCTCCTGACGCATATGCACTTGGCCAAACTGAATATCTTGACTTGACTTTATGATAGCAAGCATCTTTTGTACCACTACCCTTACCTTTCTTATCTGCTTCAGTAAGTTCAATTTCATTTCTCCAATCAGAAGATTCTTTTTTCATTTTCTTTTTCCTTGGACTATCAGTTGATACG